ATTACCTAATGTAAAATCTACTGCATTTCTTGCTTCAGCGTCCCACTGTTCTCTACCGTCTCTCCAACGTCTAAATAATTCTCTAGTTATTTGTGGTTTGCTTTTTTTATCGTCGTAATTAGCCATATACTCCCAATTTTATATTTTACGTCTAAAATAATAACTTTACGACGTTATTGTCAAGAAAAAAATTATATTTTTTGTCCAGTAATCCAACTTACTGCTCTAGATGCGACGTTTTTTTCTCTGTTAGACATTCTTTCTTCAAATTTGTCTATGTCTAATGCGTTGCTTTTTGGAGGCTTTGCTGTTGTTACAGCATACCATAGGCCATCAAGAAGGTCGTCGTTTCTACCTTTTGGAAACTCAAACATTTCATCTACTATTTCTTGATGTTCTTTTTTGATGTATAGTTTTCTACCATTTACTACAGGACATAGTAACGCTTCTAATCTATCTTCTTTTTTTATACCACCAGGAGGTCTAACACCTTGTGACAGACCAGGTGCAAGTTTTCTATCTTTGCCTGCTAACTTATTAACATGGTCTTTAATTAATCCCTGAGCCCCTACCTTTTCTACGTTTACTCTTCTTACAGGGTGGTATTTCCTAGCTATATCAATTATTTGTGAAGGCATATCATACAAAGGAGAATGTTCTCTGTAATAATCTATAAGATATATATTTCTATCACTATCTATTCCAATGGTAACTATTACTTGATAGTCGCTTTTTGCATTTGCTTCATAAGCTAAGTCTACTCCCATATAAACATGTACAGGTATAGCAGATTCATCTATCATCATATAATTAAAACCATTTCTATTTTCTAAATAACCTCTATAATAATTAATTCTATCAATTAAAAATTTAGCATTCTCTACATCTCTAGCTTCATTCAAGTATTCTTGTGCAAACTTATGAACTAAACCCATATCCGTAAATCTAGATTTTATATCTTTTAGTTTTTCTTTTGTAAAATAATTTGGCCATAAAGGTATATTATCTACTATGGCCTTTTTATACATAACTGCCCAAGCTGATTTTCTATCGTCTTTCTGGGCGTCTAACCATCCATCGTAAACTCCCTGGAGGAATGAGTCGTAATGGACTATTGTACCAATAAGCCATATGGAACCTTCGTTTCCTTTCGAGTTTTCTAGAGCGGGTTCGACTGTGGACATTACCCATTCTTTAATCTCCTTTCTTCTATCTGGTGTTTTCGTATTTAACTCTGACTCAAAGTCATCAAGTATAATATTTGTATAACGTAATCCTAATTGAGAACGACCACGCAATCTTTGTGATGTACCTTTTGCTATGATTCTATCTCCTCTAGCTGTAGTAAATTCTTTTTCTGTCCACTTGCTACCTTTCAAGTCACCAAAGTAATACTGTAATGCAGGGTTCATATCAATATGGTTTTGTATATATTTGATATGGTCTATTGCCTGAGATTGTTCTTCAGAGACCCAGGCAATAAACTGCTTCTTTTCAGGTGGGGCAAAATAGAGTTGATAAAGCAATGCAGTTTTTGCTAGAGTTGATTTAGCATGGCCTCTAGGCAAAATAATACATATACGCTTTTCATCTCCTAACAACAGGTTGCTTAACTCATACTGATAAGGAGCAGGACTAGATTTCATAAAATCTTCTGGTAAAAACATTTGACCAAAAGTAATAATATCTTTTTTAGCTAGTTCTAACGCTTTTTCTTTCTGACTTAAATCAGGTGGTATTATATTAAATTGTTGGGGTTTCTTCGAATTTTTTTTCATATACCCTATCTAACATAACTAATGTTTTCATTGAATGCCAATCACCATCTGGCACTTCTGTAAATGTTTTTGATTTTTCCCATAACTGTGGTCCAGCTACGTAAATCCAAGCTTTTTCTGTTTTACCGTTGTCTAAATTGACATTTACTGTGGTTCTTATATATAAACCACCGTCTACGTTTTCGTATTCATCATACATGTTTAATTCTTCTGGAGTTGTTTCAACGAGCTCTACTACAGCTCCTTTTCCCTTTTCATTCTTAATAATAGCAGGAAAAGACTGTGTTCCAGGAAATACTAAGCTAAAACCTTCTATCCTACCTTTATCAGGATAGTCTCTTCTTAATGTACCATATACAGCTAATCTCATGAATATCCTACCTCTCTTACTATTCCTAAATCAGTTATTTGAAAATTAGTATCATACATAGTCAAACAGTTAATACATTTTAACCTATTAGCTTCTTTTGTTTTGATATCCCAGATATATACTGCGGTTTTTCTCAAATGGTATGAACAGATGTGACAGCGCTTACTTCTCGCGTGTGACTTTAACTTCTTCCAGTTTCTTGACTTCTTTCCCTTGAATTGCATTTAGTTGCTCCTTTGTAAATCCTTGGAACAATGTTACAGATTCTGTTTGTTTTTCTGTATCCATCATACCAGAAAGTTTCATTAATGTTGTTATAGCAGTTAGTTTATCTCTATCAGATGTACCGCCTTTATCTATGATATCGCGCATTTCTTCTAATAAATACAGAGGTGTTATCTCTGCTTCTGCTAAATATTTATCTATTTCTTCTCTAATCAATTTTTTCACCCTATCAGTTTTTAATAATAGTTTTGCTTGTGATTTCGCATAATCTTCTTTTTTACTTGGAAAAGCTTTCATATATGCTTCAACCACATCATCTCCTTTTGCTACGTACTTACTAAACAAAAATTCTTTTTCTGTTACGTGTTTACGTTCTTTCTTTCTTACAGAAGGAGATTTACCTTCAGTTGAAAAGGTGTGCATGTTTGTTTTCATTGGTCCTTGCATCTTAACTTTTTCTGAACATATGAAAGAACCTATGATAGTTCTTACAAATGTGGTCTTTTTTTTAGATTTTCTAAGAATACCTAAATGTAAAACCTCACATACCTGTCCGTCATCAGTTAAAACCCAATCGCCTTTGTTTGAGTGTCTCCAATCTCTTACAAGTGGTAGAGTAACATAATGTTCTCTAAACTCTTCTATATTTTCATATAGATAGTGAGTCACACCTTTTACAACTCTTTCTAACATAATATAACTATTTTTCTTCTTTTTCGTCAACTTCTTTATTAAGTTCATCTAATACAAACCTAATATAGTTGTTGGCAAGAAAACGGAGTTCGTTAGATTTTTGGTCATGTCTCATTAATTCCCTAGCTAATTCATTAGCTCTCTGGAACTGAGCCTTACCCTCGTCTGACAAATCAGATAATGTGAAGTGTACTTCTTGACCATTATCAATTAGTTTATATGTTTCTTCTTTCTTCTTCTTAGCCATTTGTTCTCCTTATAATGGACGTACCATAGGTGGTGCGTGTTCTTCTAGCTTTCTATGTAATAACTCTAATATCTCTACATCTGCGACATTATGGTCATATACATACTTCAAAGACTTTTTATCGCCCCATCTTGCTTTTTGCCAGTATTCTGGTTTGATTCTTGTTTTACCATCAATACCAAAAAACTCTGTTGCAGCTTGCAAAGATGAACGATGTAGCTTTAATTTAGACCTAACTACATAATATAGGTCTTTATGGGACTTTTGCTTGTACATAGGGAAGTATGTTCCGTGATATAGAGCTCTAGTTCTAATAAACGGAATATCAAACCTAGTACCATAATAAGTCATAATAACATCGTATTTGTTCATTTCTTCTACCAAAAGCTCAACAATACGTGCATCTGACTTTTCTGACATAAGTTCTTCTCTTGTAATACAAGCACCAGCAACTTTCTTTACTCCTCTTCCTTTTATACACCAAGAAAGCATAACATCAATATTAGCGCTAAACCCAGTAGATTCAATATCTAGGTACCCAATAGTTATCTCGTGCCCAGTTTTGTATCTTTTAGGTTTTCTAAATCCTAATGATTCTATCTTTCTTGTAACTGCCTTATACGTTCTATTGTATCCTGCTAGCCTTACTTCTTGGTACAGTTGAAATGCAGACTTATTTGTCTTTTCATACTGATGTAATATTACTATTTCATCATCTGACCATAGTTTTCTTTTAGCCATTACTTGCCTCTTTCATTATTAGTATAATTCTTATGTAATTCTAATGCAACAGCAGACAAATAAACACATAAGTCTAGTAGTTCCTCAATACTCTCTTTCAGATTGTCACGAGTTCCGTCAATTGGCACCTGTGCGCCGTATTTTTTGGCGCCGATGTCAAGCCTATCTTTTATCATTTGTAGTATTTGGTCGTTATTTGTCATTTTTTTGGAAAATCCTCCATATCTGGCCTATCTTCTTGGTCTCTTAGTACTTTTTCGTACCTTTTCCAATCTAGGTTCTTACTTATTTTTTCTAGATAGTCTAATTCTTGCTGTAATCTTTGTACAATGTCAGTTCTACCTAG